TGGGATCTGTTCGATCAGTCGATTGCAGCAAAAATCCCGCAGGACCTTCAGCCCGTGAAGATCAAGCGCGAGCTTGACGACACTGGCGTGAAATACCTCGCCAACAACGAGCCGCAAATCTATAAGCTGCTCGCCAAGGCGTTAACCATTAAACCCGCCAAAACAGCGGTAACCATCGTAAAAGGAGCTTAATAGCACATGGCTATTTCACTTAGCAGTCTGAGAAAAACAGGGGTGGCTCGCCCACCCCGGATCGTGCTCTACGGAACCCACGGCATCGGTAAGTCCACCTTTGCCGCTCAGGCTCCGAACCCGGTCTTCATTCAAACCGAAGAGGGCCTCGACGCCATCAACGTCACGGCATTCCCGCTGTGCCAGTCCTACGAGGACATCATGGAAGCTATCGGCTCGCTGGCCGAAGAGGACCATGACTTCTCAACGGTCGTGATCGACAGCGCCGACTGGGCCGAGCAGCTCGTTCACAAGCGAGTCGCGAAGGACAACAACGTCGCCACGATCGACGCCATTGGCTACGGGCGCGGATACAAAGCCGCAGCCGATTACTGGAAGCAGATTCTGGAAGGTCTGGACCACTTGCGCTCTGCAAAGAACATGCAGGTGGTTCTGCTCGCGCACACGCAGGTCAAGCGTTTTGATGACCCGCTGGCCGATCCATATGACCGCTACCAGTTGGATCTGCATCACGGCAGCGCCAGCCTGATTAGCGAGTGGTGCGACATCCTGATGTTCGCGAACCAGCAGTACAGCACCGTGAAGAGTGACGTTGGCTTTAACCAAAAGATCACTCGCGCTGTGGGTAACGGTAACCGCGTGCTGTACACGCAGGAGCGACCGGGCTGGCAGGCGAAGTCTCGCTGGCCTCTGCCGGACCAACTGCCCCTTGATTACGCCAAGTTTGCAGAAGCACTTGGCACTTCTATGAACGCTGTAATTGGAGAGTAAATAAAATGGCTAAGCTTGATCTTAATGTTGCTGACTTTCAGAACATTGAACAACCTGTTTCGGAAATCCTGCCTGCTGGCGAGTACGTCATGCAGATCATCAAATCCGAGCGTCGTGACACGAAGGCAGGAACCGGCTGGTACTTGCAGTTGGAGTTTGACGTTCTGAGCGGTCCGTGCCCGCCGGGGCGCAAGTTCTGGGATCGCCTGAATCTCAAGAACGTCAACGAGCAGGCGCAGCAGATTGCTCAGCGCCAGTTCCACGCGCTCTACACCGCCATGGGCTACGACTTCCCGCCTGATGATTCGGATGAGTTGCACTTCAAGCCTGTTCGCGTTGTGATTAAGCACAAGGAGAACAAGCAGGGTGGTCTGGATGCTCAGGCTAAGTACCTGCCCGCTGGCGGTACGGCTCCTCAGCGTGTAGCAGCCGCCGCTCCGGCACCGGCAGCAGCACCTACGGGCGCTGCACCGAAGCCTTGGGAACGTCATAAGAAGTAAATAAAGAGGCGCGGCATCCGGGGGCATATACCTCTGCCCAACCCCACTACTTCCGGGTGTCGCGCCTCCCTCTTGGAGGGGCTATGAAACGATTTCTTTCTTTAGGCGCTGGAGTCCAGTCGTCAACCTTGGCGTTGATGATTGCCCACGGCGAATTAGAGCCTGTGGAAGCTGCCATCTTTGCAGATACGGGTTGGGAGCCAAAAAAAGTTTACGACTGGTTGGATTGGTTGGAGAAACAACTGCCTTATCCCGTGCACCGAGTGCAGCGGGGAAATTTGCGTCAGGACATTTTGAATAAGCAGCAGGGCACGCGAGTCGCTGCCATCCCGTGGCACATGGTTATGCCGAACGGTGATCGCGCTTTAGGTCGTCGCCAGTGTACCTCTGAGTACAAAATCCAGCCGCTAACCAAAAAGACAAGAGAGCTTATTGGTCTTGCTCCTCGCAAGCGCACCAAAGAAGTGCTGTGCGAAATGCTGATTGGTATTAGTACGGACGAGGCCATGCGAATGAAGCATTCGCAAGAGGCTTGGAAGGTGCATCGTTGGCCGCTTATTGAAAAGGGTATGAGCCGGTCAGACTGCTTGGCATGGATGGAGCGCAAAGGCTATCCGCTACCGCCGAAGTCATCTTGCATTGGATGTCCGTTCCATAACGATAACGAGTGGCGATCCATCAAGGCTGACCCGGAATTGTGGGCCGATGCTCTTGAGGTGGACGAGGCGATACGTCAACAACCGGGCATGAAAAGCCAGCAGTTTATGCACCGCTCTTGTAAGCCGTTGGCAGAAGTGGACTTGTCCACAGCCGAGGATCACGGGCAGATAGACATGTTCAATAACGAATGCGAAGGGATGTGTGGGGTTTAAAATGGCTAACATTTCAGACTATCAAGACTTGACGCTTCGGGCGGTTAACGCCGCCATGGAAGCCGAGCAAGACAATCGCCCTAGGGGGTACCTTGGGGCTTCCGCAGTAGGTGATGTATGCGATCGCAAACTGTGGTTAAATTTCCGCTGGGTCAAGCGAGGGTTTATCGAAGCCGCTGGGCTACGTCGAATTAACGATGGGCATCGGGGTGAACAGGTAGTTGCAGACCTACTCCGCAAGGTAGCGGGGCTAGATCTTTCCACGGAAAAGGAACCCGGTGTTCAGCATTCGTTCGAGGCGCTGGGCGGACACTTTCGCGGTAACTGCGACGGGTTACTGACGGGCTTGATTCAAGATCCAGACACGCTCTACGTCTGGGAATGCAAAGTCATTAATGACACCAAGTATAAGAAGCTGGTGTCACTCAAAGCCAAGAGCGAAGCCGAAGCGTTGAAGAGCTGGGACTACGTGTACTACGCGCAAGCTCAGATCTACATGCATTACTTCGGTGCTACGAAGCATTACTTAACCGCAGCCTCTGCTGGCGTGCGCGACATTACGAGTGTTGTCACTGAGTACAACAAAGAAGATGCCGAGAAGTTTATTGAGAAAGCCAACCGAGTGATCTTTGCTAGCAGACCCGCTGGCAAGATCTCCACCAACCCGGCATGGCACGAGTGCAAGTACTGCACCTTCCACAGCATGTGTCACGAGCAGGACATGCCAAGGCAGAAGTCTTGCAGGACCTGCCTTCACAGCACGCCGCTCAAAACGGGCGGGTGGAAGTGTGAACTGCACAATAACAACCTTAATTTGGAAGCACAGATTAAAGGCTGCGAACATCATCTTTTCGTACCAGACTTGATACCCGGAGAGCAGATAAACTCAGGACCGAACTGGGTTGAATACAAACTGGGGGACGGGTCTGTATGGATCGACCAATCGAAGTAGACGATGAAGAGATAGAAGTAGACGCAACGATGCTGTTAACCGCTGACGATCTGGACATCGTTATGAAGGCTCTGGATTGTTACGCCTACGCTCTCATCATGGCACAAGCAGTCGGTGAACTAGAACGAGTAAAACAGGTGGCAATGGCGATTGTTCAGTCATGCCCGAAACCGGAGCTAGATTCGTGATTACTCTTAGACCTTACCAACAAGAAGCGATTGATAGCACTTTAAGATACTTTGAGCTGAATGATGGTAATCCGTTGATTGTGCTTCCAACCGGCACCGGTAAGAGCATCGTCATCGCGGAGTTCTGCAAGCGCGTTCTGGCTCAATGGCCGGATACAAAGATTCTGGTCGTGACGCACGTTCGTGAGTTGATCCGTCAGAACTACGACGAGCTGAAGACGCTCTGGCCGGAAGCACCTGCTGGCGTGAACTCGGCTGGCTTGAAGCGCCGTGAGTACGACCCGTCAATTGTATTCTGTGGGATACAGTCGGTTCACAACAAAGCATCCAAGTTCGTGAAGGTGGACTTGGTGCTGGTGGACGAGGCGCACCTGATTCCGCGTAAGACCAATACGATGTATCAGAAGTTCCTCAAGAACCTGAAAGTGATGAACCCGCACCTGCGGGTGGTGGGCCTGACGGCTACGCCATACCGGCTCGACTCCGGCCTTCTGTATGGCGGTGATGACTCGCTCTTCGACGGCCTGTCTTACGAGGCTGGCGTTCGCGAGATGGTCGAGCAGAAATACTTGACGAAGCTCGTATCGAAGCAGCCGAAGACGCGATTGGATGTCAGCGGAGTTAGCACCCGAGGCGGTGAGTTCGTAGCCGGTGAGCTGGAGCGTGCGGTCGATCGCAGCGATGTGAACGAGGCAGCGGTGCGCGAGATCGTGAGCTTTGGAGCCGAGCGGAAGTCATGGCTGATTTTCTGCTCAGGCGTAAGCCACGCCACGCACATCGCCGAGCTTGTTAGGAAGCATGGTATCTCCTGTGAAACAATCTTCGGGGACACTCCCGATGCCGAGCGCGATCGGATTGTGCGTGACTTTAAGGCAGGCAAGATTCGCTCGATTGCATCCATGGGTGTGCTCACGACCGGCTTTAACGCGCCTGCGGTAGACCTGCTGGCGCTCCTGAGACCGACCCAGTCAACCGGCTTGTATATACAGATCATGGGGCGGGGTATGCGCAACTACCCCGGCAAAGAAGATTGTCTCGTGCTGGACTTCGCCGGTAACGTCGCTCGGCACGGGCCGGTAGATCGGGTCAATCCCAAGAAGCCACGCAAGACCGAGGAGGGCGGCGAAGCCCCGACTAAGATCTGCCCAGAATGCGACAGCATCGTTTTTGCGGCACTCACTGAGTGTCCCGATTGTGGGTACGTCTGGCCTGCCAGAGAGCCTGAGATTGAGCGTACGGCGACGACGCTGCCGGTGATGAGCACCGCTATCCCCAGTCAGTGGGTTCCGGTTAACTCTGTTGCGTATAGACAACACGTTAAGCCCGGAAGCCCTAATAGCCTGAGAGTCGAGTACCGCTCGGGTCTAGTGGTTTACCGGGAATGGGTCTGCCTTGAACACAAGGGATTTGCACGAGACAAGGCAGTTAAATGGTGGATGGATCGCATGACCGGGCCGGGTGTTATTCCGTCTACAACAGTCGATGCGATCGGTAAGGCAAATTCCTTACTCAAACCTGCCGAAATTAAGGTTCAGAAGAATGGCAAGTACACGGAAATTGTCGGTTTTCGGTTCGTGCAAGATCTGCAAGAGACAGGCTAGAGGGTTCCTCTTCATCCCGCAGCGCGGGAATCGAAAAAACCCTGCTCAGTTTTGTTCCATTAAATGCATGGATAACTACATGATCGACAAGTCACCCAACGAGAAGGTTGCGCTCAACGAAGCCTCCGCAGCAGCGGGAGCCTTCATTGAGGCGACTGGTAACTACGACTTCACGAAGTTCACGCCGGATCAGTTCGATGAGTTCATCGAAGCGATCGTGACTGCCTACGTGGATTCACTTCAGGCTCAGCGAGTCGATGCCGAGGGTGTAAGATTCCCCTAGACCTCTTTACCCCGGAACCAAGCCTTACCATGTTCGACGACGCACAGTTCCGGCTGAAGCATCTTACCGCCCACAAAAGTAAGAACGGCAAAGCCCGATGCCCAGTTGACCGGGCCAGCCTCGGTGTAGTTGAACTGCGGCCCATATGGCTCCGCAAGCGTCCCGGTGTCTACGCCGTATCGGCGACCGCGATAATCCGCCCACGGCGTAACCTGAAGCTTGTGGAGGTGCCCGTGCACATAGGACACCCCAGCCTTGAGGGTTGAGTTGTACGAGGAGTGAATGCCTCCTCCGACCGGACGGTGCCGGATGCAGACCCAGCCATCTTGCTCACGGTTTAGATGCAACGCCCAGCCAGCCTCCCAGCGCGGGAGATAGTCAAGCAAGGTCGTACCAGTCATCTCTTCAAACTCACCCACGCGACCAGACAGATAGTTCTCAAACCGACTGTCGTGGTTGCCGATGGTACGGATTAACTTAGCGCCCTTCGCAGCCCGTTCGATCTCAGCACAGCGATCCTGAACGGTGTGGATCTCGTCTTTCA